GTTCACCCACTATTGTGGATTGAACATTAGATATTACAATATCATTACCTATAAAATATGTACGATCAATCAGGCCCATTGTTTATTTTTTTATTGCCGCTGCCGGGGGGATGTTACCTTTACCCAAAACATCAGCGGTGGTATGCGTTTTATCTTCCTTTGCATCCTTTTCCTTTTGTTTTTCGGCTAATACAATTGCATCCTTTTCACGCTGTTCCCTTTCTTCCTGTGTTTCTTCCTTCTCCTGTTCTTCCTGTTCTTCCTTTTTATCTTTCAATTTTAAATATTCCGCTTCTGATATTCTGGTAGCAATTTTTGCCTTTTCAAAAATTTTGGCAGATTCATCGGAAATTTCAATCAATTGCCCATCACTATAAAATTTTGTTTTATCATACCCGGATGGATATTTAACTTTCATTTTTACCAATGATGGATCAACCGGCATTTTTTCAGGCGTAACGGTTGATATAATTGTTGATGTTGTTTGTATTTCCATTGTTATAAAAATTTAAATTATTAAAAAAATTATGCACCAATTGCAGTTTTCACATCGGAAAAATTATGCACCAATTGCAGTTTTCACATCGGAAAACAATGGGCCTTTAACAATTGCCGGTTTACGTAAATTGCTAATGTAATCCATATAGAACTGTTCCAAAACATAGGAAAATTTATTTTCCGCAAAATCGGTTCCATTGTAGCCAAACCTAACGATTAGGCCACCACGAAGAATTACATTGTACTGTTTCAAATCACCAACAATTACCGCACCGCTTGCCATACCAGGATTACCAACAAATGAAACACCGTTTAATACATCAGGTGCATTTAAATACCCGTTGTTATCATCCTTTGAAATACCCATACGGTTTTTCTTGAATGTACTCATTAACGCAACATTGGCCCCGGCCCCGAATGTACTATTTTCTACTTGTGCATTCATTGCGGCAATTGCATCGAAATCATTTGGGGCAGGAACAACCACGCCATCCTTAAATTCCGTTGCTGTATTATATGCCGTTGCTGCACTTGTAATGTTTGGCAGGATAGCGGTATTTATACGATTAATTAAATCCACCCTGGCTTTACCCAAAATGTCAGAAACCAAACGGGGAAAATCCAAATTAAATTCCTCTGTGAACCCAATTAAACAGGCTTCTTTTTTGTAAGTAGCTGTTTTCAATTCGTATTTATATTGAACCTGTGGTTTTGTCGCACCCTCTGCCACTGTTGCACTCGTACCGTCTTTTGCAATTTCATCATACCATGTAGCGAATGGGGTTGCAAATGATGCATTAATCATGTTCACCAAACCAAACACCCACGGATTGTTACGATACTGTGAAGTAATGGCCGCATCTGCACCAATGCGTAACAATGTGGCCGCATCAATTGCCTGGGCTATACTGGCAACCGTACCAACACCACCGGCCCCTGCAATAGTCGCAACCGGCCCAACCGCTTTACCTTCAATTGTATCATATGGCATCATTACAAATTGCCCTTTACTGTTAACGTTTATCATAAACGTTTTTGTTCCCTGCCTGTTTTGGAAAATGCTTTTCAAATCTGGTTTACTTTCTTCCAAAACGGTTTCAATAGATTTTGTACCTACTTCGCCACTGTTCAATTTTTCAGAAATTTCCTGTAAAGTTGAACCCTGTTTAACAGCAATATCTTTTACTTCATTTACTGCTTTATCCGCTGCGGTTTTGTACTCATTAAATTGTTCTTCAGTCAATCTACCCTTTGCCGCTTCCGTTGCAAAATTTTTGGCCCTGGTTTCGTATTCGGCTAAAATGCTTTTTACATTTTCTGTTGCCTGGGAACCTATGGTTTTAGCCAATTCTTGTTTTTCCTGTTCAGTCATTTTAAATAATTTTTACAGATTAATAAATTTTGTGTTTCGTATATATTCTACAATGGATGGGGATGGGGGAACAATAATATTTTCCTGTTCCATATCCGCTTTACCCGGTTGTATAGTTTCTAATGTTGGTGTTAAAATATTTGATCCAAACAATACCGCTGAATTTTCTAATAATTTATATTCCGATACTATCCACATATACCCACTTTCTTCCGCTTCATCACGATTAATTACTAGATTAATATATTTTTCCCAAAACAAATTTTCCTTTTCATATTCACTGTCATTAATTGCCATTTCGATCCCACCCGAAACGTATTGTAACCCGATTGAATGCTGTTGTACCTTTCCATTTTTGTAAAGATTATAAACCTTTTCATTGTAATCTTTACGTATCCTGGTTTCAAAAATTAGTACCTGGGTTGATCCTGGTTTATTTATTCCCAATTCTGATAATAGTATTTCCTGGGTATATATTTTTTGTACATCCCCTACCTGTTCATCAATTCTATGTATATGGTCATGTAAATGCGGGATCATACCTTTTCTATCCTTCAAACTACGTTTACATGAATCCGTTAGTAATACATCCCCCTGGGAATCAAACCAATTTGCAGTGTTAGCAATTACCTTTACATCTACATAATTTTTGTTTCCCTCACTTTCAGTTTCAGTAATTTCCTTTAAAGATTTTTCCGCAATTTTTCCGCTACCATCAACCACTAAAAAACTATACTTGCAGCTAACCGCATCCGTCTGCTTAATCAACATCTTTTTTTGGTTGATTAATGCGGTTTTGTTTTCAATAAGGAATTTATAAAGTTCCTTACCTTTCACATCAGGTATAATTATTTTTGGCATTTGGTAACTATTTTTTGATGCTTTAATTTATCTTCCTTTTCTTTCTTAATTTCTTCCATCAATTTTTTATCAATCGGCTGTTTCGGCTGTTTCGGCTGTTTCTGTTCCTGTGGGTTCATCTTGTATAGGTTTAATTACCATACTAGCGGCATCCACTGTAGGAATACCAAATAATATGTTAAGTGTATTAATTTTACTTTCTTCGCTTAATGATGGGTTTGCAATTATTGCAATGACTGATTGGACGCCCCCCGGCCCTATCAATGTTGCTAATGGGGTATTTGGTTTTTTAATATCCCCAATTCTTATATCCCCATTTTCAATTTCCGGTTCACCAATGCTTTTCAACCACTGATTAATAGAAATTAACCCATTATCAAATTCAATTTTTTTAGCCTGGTTTAGTGTAAGTTTGGCACTTGCTAATTTATTTTTATCATCCTGCAAAACTGCCAAATGTGAATAATCTTTAACCCAAATAACATTATAATCACTTGCTGAAAACCATTCACTAAGTTGTTCATAAATCATTTCAGAAAACGGTAAAATAAAATCAACATAAAGTTGTTTTTTAAATTCGTTTATATCATTACCGTTAAATGCAGTAGAATTATTGTTAGCTAAAAGTTTGTATGGGTAATCTAATTTATCCGCAATTGTCATTACTTCATCTTGGCCCCACTCGGTTAACATTAAATCCCTATATGGAACCTGCATAGATTGCCATCGCATTGGCTGTGAAGAAATAACATACTTCCATTGCCCTGGTTGCAACCCGTACCTCATTAAATCGCTTTGAATTTCATCCTTTTCGGTGGAATCAAATGCCACATTACCATTTGGATCAATTTCGGGTGTAAGGATACCCAGGGAACCCCGGTATTTAATTAACATACCTTTACTTTTGTAAATACCGATTAGATTATTTATATTTTCCTGTATGGAACAAATGGGGGATTCCGGCAAATGTATATTATGCCTGGAAATGGTTACATCCTTAATTAAAATAATATCATCTGGTTTTAAATACCCTACTTCCTGTCCATATGTTACTTTTACTGACTTCATTAATTTGAAATCCTTTCTGTAAAACATGGTTTCCCCATAATCAATTTCACACATGAACGGGGGGATAATATATAACGCTGTTGCATAACTGTTATCAAACCCCACGGGTTTAACCGGTAGTATTATACACCACCCATATAATCTTACATATATTGCGAGTTTGGCCTCAAATTCTTTCCAGTTTAGATATGCATTTGGATTTTTTATCAGTGCCTTAATACGGTTTACATATTCGCCCCCTGCCTCTTTACCTGATTCCTTTTTAAACTGTGTTTTGCCATTTACAAAACACATTGATTGTTTATTGATAATGGTTGATATTAATGGGCATTCATCATATGCCTGGATTGGCGCACCACTACCGTTATACGTAAAATAAACATCCCCCACATCCCCTTTAACGAAAGAAAGTGGTACATTAAAATTCCATGCACCACCGTTAGAATGCGGTAAACCCCGGTAAGAATTACTCACCAGGGGAAACCCGAAAACTGTTTTTAATGCGGATAAACCGGCCTTCATGCCGGTAAAAATAGTATTTATTTTGTGAAATTGTCAAATTTCACATTTTTTTCACATTCTCATTAAGTTTGAAATGGTATAATACCCCAGGATAAAACAACCCAAACCCAGGATTAACAACACTATTACACGAATGAAAAATTTAAATAGGTACATTGACAACCCCCCTTTTTACGGAAATTTCTAATTTTTTATATGCTCTTTTTTTCTTCCTGAAATTGGTTATAAGTAAATTATCTAGTTTGATACACGTGTTCCTTTGACGTTTAACCAGGGTATGAAGTTTTTTTAAACTGTATTTTTCAGAAAGAAATATGTTTTCAATTTCAATATGAATATTAAAATAACTTTTCTTCAATGCTTCTATCCTGGGTTTTAAAATGTGGGGTTTCATACTAACATTAATTTAGATAAAAGAAAATTCAATTCAGTATCATTTAATTGTTTGGCCCTGGTTGCAATACGTTTAAGTGTTTCCGTTAGTATTTCTATTTCTTCAACATCCCCCAAATCGATTTTTACATCTTTTAAAAATTCTATTGCATCAATCATGATAAGGTAAATTTACATGTAATAAAATATCTTTTCTATCAGGATGTGTAAAAATTACACTATAATATTTTTCATTTTTATCAAACCTTAAATACATTTCAGAAAACTTTTCACATAACGAAATTTCAAAAATTAAAATTAAATCTTTCACCAATGCATCCGGGAAAGGTTCAAAATTTACTATGAAAAATTTTGTTCCTGATTGTGGTAAGTCAATTACTTGCATCTTTTACATTTTTTAAATATTCATCCGACCATATTAGAATTGATTTTGTTGGGGGAACATATAAAAATTTCCATTTGGTTCCCTGGTTCAAACCGGATATTAAATTAACCGCTTGCATTTTATCCCCCTCAATAGTTAGTTCAAATCTGCCATCCACCCCAAAAACGGTTATATCATTATGTTCAATTTCCGAAACTAAATTAATTATTTTTAGTAAGTTCATGATTTATTTTTTATTTATTATGTGTGGCCCTGGATGAATCAATTGTCAATTTTATTACATTATTGAGAGTTTCTAAATCAATGTTACCCCAAATTGGATCAACGTGGTAAATACCAACCACGTTAGAAACTTCTACACAAATTCCAAAAATTGAAAAAATTCTGTATGTAGTTACCCCTTCCATTTTAATTATCCTTACAATTTGAATCGCTGACCCCTGGGTTATATGGGTTTCAGGGATCATTTCAAAAATCGTTTGTGGTGTTATCATGATTAATATATTTCAAATTTATGGCCCTGGTTTTGATAATGTTTGAAATCAATAGTGTTAATAAAAGCAGTATAACCTGTTTCATTAAACTTAACGTTGTAAAATACCTCACAAATAAAATTTCCGGTTCCTCTTTTACCACCATATGAACCCCCTGAAATCCGGGTTGTTTGTACCTTTATCCTGTAAACCTTCTTATCTGCTAATTTAATGTAAACGTTAAACCCGTCAAACGAATAAAAATTTTCGGCTTTAGCTACTGAAATTATCCAATTGTATTGTTTAGGGGAAAGTGTGAAAATATTAGTTCCTTTACTAATCAGGTTTATAACTTCTTGCGTATTCATAAAAAATGTTTTTATTTATACAAATATAGAACTTTATTTTGAATTAGCAAACAAATTCAAAGAAATATTTTTATTTCTTTTAAATATAAATCCACCAATTCCCGGTAAACTCTTATACGAATTTCTAGCAACCTGGAATATTTTACGCCCCTACCCCTTAATTTAGCCAATCTTTTAACCTGATTTTCCAAAACTTTTCTACGCTTCATAATTTAGTAGATTGATATTTATTTTTAATATTGCTCACATAAAACCGCCCTTTACTTTCTGCTTTCTTCATTAACTCCCATATACCGGGATCAACTTCGCTATATGAATACCTGGAACCGGTTTTGAATTGTACAACCAGGATTTTTGTTTCATGGTTAAATTCCATTTGGGAAAGATTGGATGAATCGGGGGTTTCTAAAATATCCCAGGATTTAATAAATTCATCCACTTTATCATATAGGAAACATTCTACAATTTCCGGTAAATACGATAAAGGTGCATCATTGACATTTGTAATTTTCGCTTTACCATTTTCTTTTATCTCAAATTTAACATGGTACGTTTCAAGTTCATACCCCTGGTATTCGATTGTTATTTGTGGCATTTTACAAATTATTTAAAGCATTTTCAAAATCTTCCGCATGTTGGCAATCATTAGTAATATCGTAAACCATTTCATCTAAAATTTCATAGTAATTTGCATTATTTTCCCATGCTAATTCCTGGAATATAGATTTTATTGCAGCCTTAACCCTGGTTTCATTAGTAGGGTAATCCATTGGCTGTAATTGTAAAAT